TTTGCCTCCACCTGTGCCTTCCCATTGACCTCTTTGTACCAATAGTCCTATTATGGCATAGTTTGCTAGGTCTTTGTAGGAATCCTCAATACTTTCATAGTTCGGCGTGTTGCCTCTGCGGTTGTAATAAAGATTCTTAAGCCGTTCCATCTTGTCGTGCATCCGCACTAGCAATCCATTGGTAGCCCCGCCTGGTGCGTGGGCTATGTTGTATGGTCCGTAGTCCTGATGCTTCTGAACCATAACGATTTTAAGTTCGGTCAAGATATCGTCTAGGTCTTTAACGTCCTTCATCTAGTACCTCTCTTAGATGTTTGTCAAACTTAGACATAGCCTCTGAGACTATGACTTCTTCTAGCATTTCCTCACCATCACCGTCTGCTATACCAGCCAGCAGGCTGCCTAAGATAGTTAACATTGTATCACCCGTTGCAAGGTTTTCTCTGTAGGCATCTCTAACATCTTTGAGGGCAGATAGTAAATCAAGCCCTTTGTTTTCTGATATTGGTATACCTACCAATCTTGGGTTGTTTTCAATATACTCCCAAAATTCATCATTACTCTGAAATACATTTTCTAATTCGCTCATCTAGCCAACCAATCCCTTCTTGTAGCACAACGCTATTTACGTCGTGTCCATCTGGCATCTGAATAATGTTTACATTTCCTAGTTCTCTGCTTATCTTCTTACCAAACTCTAGCCCTGGATTATCTCCATCTGCTAGAACTATTACTGTCTCAAAGTCATCAAGAATATTTTTATAAAAAGGCTTCCAGTTATTAGCACCTGGAACCCCGACTGCTGGGTGATTAGTTTTGGCTAAGACTGTAATGCAGTCAATCTCACCTTCGGTGACACAGATATAACTGTCTGCTGTTAGCACAGCCTGTGCGTTATACATAGTTGTCTTTGCTCCTGGCAAACCTATGTACTTGGGGTCTTCTCCATTGATACTACGAAAGCGGATATCTACTATGCCTGACGGGGTTACATAAGGTATGGATAACTTACCCTTGTAGCCTTCGTGACCTGGCGATGGATTGTCCACTACTCCTAAATGAAATCTCCTGGCTTCGTCTACCGACAGACCCCGACTTGCTAGATAGCCGTCCGCCTTGTGGACGCTTTGTGCGTAGTCTGTCGCTGCCTGTTGGAGAAATTGTCTCTGCGAATTTGACAGCCTCACGATAGTTACCTCCTTCCTTATACATAATTAAGTCGTATACATCTCCACCAACACCACAGGCGTGGCATTTAAATCTTTCTTCATCAAAGTTAATACCCGCTGATGCGTGTTTATCTCCGTGGAACGGGCACTTTATCTTGCGCCAGCCGTGTGCCCGTGGTGGCACGGCGGCGCCAACATACTCTAGGTATGCTGCAATACTATGTTTGTCCATTTGCTTTATTTAGGAGAGCAATCCATACCCTTGCAGGCATAGTTGCATACCATTCTCCTACGTCTCCTTTTCCTTTACGCTTGTGAATGACTGCGCCTGTCCAGGCTTTGTCATTTGCCATCTCTACTTCTAACTCTGCTGTCCAGCCTGCAAGGTCTAGCCTGTTATGGTTCTTTATCTCAATAGTCACGCCCAATACACCGCTGATGTCGCCTTTGTCTAAGGTTGCTCCTGCAACTCTGCGGTCTGCATATGGGTATCCATTGGCTTTAAGCCAAGCAACAACATCTCGTTCTGCTTGGCTGCCTTTGCGTTTGGCTGCGCTACTCAACTGTTTAGTACATCTCTTGCTACATCCATTGCTAGCGTAGTTAGTGAATTGTATAACTCATCATTGTTATAAAGTTCGTCAACAATAATGTTCCACTCACCATCTGTTATTGGCTTGGCAAGTAATGTTTCTACATCTTCTTTTGCGAAAGAGTATTCCCATATTTTAGTTTCCATAGATAGTCTCCTGTGCATACTTGATTTGAACATCGTCTAGGTACATATTGTCAGGGTTAAAAGCAAGGCTGACATAGTTGTTACCTGTCTGGTCTGCCCGCCCGTATCTGTTTTTGACTGGGGCTACGCAGAGGTAGATGTCATCACCTTGTTTCATCTGACCGATAGTCAGAATCATTGCAGGAATCTGATTGACCAAACCCTGAATGGCTGACCGTGGCTGGCAAGGATAGCCCTCAAAGCCTTCCTTGGTATGGTGTAGAACAAGCACTGCTGAGTTGGTATCTCTTGCAAGATACTTTAACTCCTTCATTGCTGCACGCATACCTTGGAACTCTTCGTGACCATCCATTGCTATATCCATTAGATTGTCTACGACAATTAAGACTGGACTTCTACCCCACACAGTTTCAAAGGCTGAGACTTCATCATCTAAGTCTTTAAGTGTAGGAGTAGATTCAAACGACCAGAACAAATGATTGTTGAGGGTTAGGATTTCTTCTGCTTTGGCTGGGTCCTTCTTCAACAACTGTTCTGCGTTGGCTTGACTTGTCCTGTTAGACATAGCAATTAATCGCATAGCCATTGTGTGAGCGTTGGTATCTGCGCTGAAGTACAGCGTAGGTAACTTTGCTCTGGCTGCGATTGCCAGTGCAACTGATGATTTACCTGCACCTGGAGTGCCTGCAACCATCGTAATTTCTGCACGGCGCAGGATAATTCCTGCTCGTTCAAAAGCCGCAAAAGCGGGTGGCAATGGTTCGCCACCCACCTCTGCTTTGCTTACGCTACGTCGGAGTGTTCTCACTACTTAACCTGGTCGGCTACGAATGTGTTCCACTCAGCAGAACCAGCCTTAACGTACTGGTTCTTACACTTATCAAACGCACCCTTCGGTGCTGGACAGAAGTAACCACGATATGTACTACCGTCTTTACCTGTGCCTTGGATAGCAGTCATCTTGCCGTGAGGGCAATTCTTACCGCCTCCAACTGGTGTAGCCCAACCATTTGCATTGTAATCTGCTGATGGTGTTGGCTCTGAAATGATAGACGCGCCAAGTTTGGCGGCTATCTGTGCTGGTGCCATTGGTGCTGCTGCACCTTTGATTGCTGACTCTAGTTCTGTTGTTGCAGAAACTAGTGCATCAAGCGCAGTAGAAACTATTTGGTCTAGTTCTTCTCCGCTTTCTGCTCTGACTGTTACAAGACTGCCTGCTGCTGTCTTGACTGTGATGCTTATAGGTGCTTCAGTGCTAGCCACTGATTGTCTCCTGTTCTTCAAATGGAGTAGCAAGACCTTTCTTGTCTCGCCACTGTCTGACTTTCATTGCAAACTTTACACCCTCCCAACCTTCTGCGATGTCAATCCAGACTAGTTTGCACAAGCCTGTACCTGCAGGCAGATGGATGATGATGGCTTTCTCTTTGTTTACGTCTCCCCATTTACCACGGGTTGCCGTGTCAATGAAATACGGCAACCCGTTGGCATAGATAGCCAACTGAATTGCTATATTGTTTGGATGGTCTATACGACCAGTCTTTATATCTGCAATGAATCTTTCACCTTTATACTCAACAACTCTGTCTGGTGTGCCAGCAATTTTGTACTTGTCTAACACACAGAATTGTTCTATAAAGATTTTATTTAGTTGTCTTGTTGCTTTCTCGTAGGCAATTAAGTCCCCTGCCCACTCGTTCGGGACGTTAACTTCTTGTCCCAAATCTATTCGTTCTGCAAATGTATGTAGTGCAGTGCCAATAGTTGCTGCTTTGCTGGCACCTGCTACTTCCATAGCATCTTCTATATACTTGTTAATTGCCATTCTGTCGTCTTGCGCTGCGTTAATTGCTAGTAGCAAATCACTACGCACTGACAAACCTATGGCTGCCATCCGCATCTTCCAAGCGGTTAGTGCTGATGGGTCATCAAGACTATTGGCTATTGTTGTAGCCCGTGTGTAAGCAACTGGTTTGCCTCCACTAGCAGGACGTACTAACGGGCGACCATAACGGTCACGTTCAATTTCTTGTTTCATAAACTCCTAGTCTCCTGTTTAGAGGTAGTGGGCTGGAAAAGGAGACTAATCAGAAACCAGCCCACTGCCTTATGTCAGATAATACCACAGCAACCGTGTGGCTTATCTGAACGGCGTGTTACTGCTGCTCTGTGTCGTGGATATCTATGTTGTAATCGTCAACGCTGTCGCCGTCAAACTCTACAGTTAAATTGTTTTCCACTTGTTCACGGGCATCATCTTCTGAGTCAGCCTCAATGTCTGTAACTGTAAACTCAATACGACCTGATACGGTCCATAGTCTTTTGAGTTTGTCTGCTCCAATATACTCTAGCATTTCATTGACATCATCAACTGAACAAGTAATTTCATCATTGCCTGAGTCGTAACGCTGGCTAAAGAAATCATACACTGATTGTCTGATTGTATGAATCTTAGTTACGTGACGTTCATTCCACTGTGTTTTATCTGCTAGGTCTTGGCGTAGTTGGTCACGCTCTTTGATAGCAGTAATTGCCATATCTTCTGTGAATTTGGTAGTGCTACCATCTTCATTAGTAATTAATAGTTCCATTGTTAGTCTCCTATTTCTTTTACTTCGGTTATCTCCCAGTCGTGGTCTTCGTGAGTGTCATCAAGAATGTCACTGACTAGTTCTTGTGCGTGCAGTTCGTCTTCTGCATCTATTGTGTAATCTCTATGGGTGCTGATTGCTTCACTCACAGTTCTTACTTTGTACTTTGGCATATAGTCTCCTTTATGCTGTTAGTAGTTCTAATGCACGTAACTTAAGATTGTCAGAGCCACCAGACATAGCACGGATGCCTGTTTTGGTACCTGTATCTTGCTTGCCGTGGTCGGCATACTCAACAATTGATTGCCACAAACCGAACTCAGTTCCTCTGATATTCTCTTGTGTCTCGCTGTTGAAGTAGATGTTAGCAGCCTTGTGCCGTGCTGTATTGGCACGGGTTAATTGCATCTTCTCACCAGTAGATAGTAAAGCCAATGGCTTGTTCTCTATGGTAGTAGGTAGCGGGAATACTTTCTTAAAGTAATTAAGAGCGTGTTCCCTTTGAACTTCTTTGCTCATTAGTTTGCCAGCGATTGCTGTATATTCCTGTGTGTTTTGATAAGTCATATCTAAGATATATCTTATCTCGCTGACTTCCAGTTTGCTACCACTGGTATGACGCAAGGTATAAGTAAACTTATTCTTGCCTCTATGTATCTTATTGATTTGATTAGCACACCATAGACGCTCAATGATTGGCTTGATAACTACTGCACTGCTGCCATCGTGGCTGGTTTTAGCCAGGATAAATGCTGCGTGCGGGTCATTGGCTACATTGATTTCATATGGTAATGAAAGCAACATCCATACCTTTGCACCGTGGTCATACTCACCTGCTGCTGCATAGCGTGCTTCACCTGAATCAATCAGACTGTCAAGTGCTGAGAATATCTCACCGTTTTGAAAGACCTGATATCTGTTGCCGACTACACCGATGTTGTCTACTTCTCCGAATGGTGTTGTCTTGATGACTGCCTTCTTGTTACGAACTGGCACAGAGATTGGCTGCTCTGTTCCAGGAATAGTATAAGAGGCTGTCATTTCGTGTAGTGATACTGACCAGTCAAGTCCTGCTTGTCTGGCTACATCACTGGCTGATGTTGCTGTTACTGCCGTGCCTGACTTGACCCAATTGGATAAGTTTTTCTTAGGCACATTGATTGTTGCTGTTGTCATTTGTCTCCTTGGTTTGTTGTTGTGTGTCCCGTGTTCGCAGATGGCGGGACAACCCATCTCAACGTCAGTTATTAGTAGAATAAAGGTAACAACTAATAACATCTTGCGTTGTCAGATTACGCTGGTTAGACCTGCATCTCTCTGACATCTTGTTGTTGTCCTGTTTCTCAGGCGTATTGCAGAGAAAGAGGTAACAAGAAATCTAATACCAGCCGTGCTTGCGCCAATGCG